ATTCTCAATTTCCTGTAGGTCTAAATTACTTGACAATCCTTATTTTCTGCTAGCGAAATCCTATCATCGACCTTATTTGCCGCTTCTAGCGGTATCTCACCCAATATTTCTTGTAAAGTAACTTCCCCAAACGTCGCTCTTTCAATATCTTTTGCCAATCTTTTACTTGGCTTTTCTGTCTTATGAACTATCCTCGACATATATGTACGAGTGATTTCTAGCTGCTTGGCGAACTTCGTTATGCTTATGTATCGCCTAAATAAATATTCACGTAATTCCATTATATCCTCCATGGTTGGCCTCACTATATACGGACGTGTACTTTTTATGCAACCGCAGAAATAGCGAACGTTTGTGTTGCATAAAAAGAGCACACCTGTTATATTTAAGGTATCGAAGCGAGCAAGCCTCCCTGATGACCGCCCCACCGAGGACGGCAGGTTGTAGCAGTAAGCAAGATAAATTATAAGTTAACCATCAATGGGAGCCAAACCATGTTAGACCAACACATAGATCCAGACTACTTCGAAGAGCACGAGTGCAGCAATTGCGACTGCAACAAGAATGCAATTTCGTTGAGCAACGCCCACTACTGGCTAAAGGCCGTAATGAGCACCGTATCCAGACATATGCTTGATAAGAAGTTCTTCCCGATCGAGCACCCAACAAAATGGGCAACAGATCAATTCGAGTTCGAGATCGAAGAGCTATGCCACTGCCTAGGGGTTAAGTTCGACAAACAAAACTTGGCCGAATGGGCCGCGTTGGCGGAGGGATAAGATGTCCTACTACCATGTAACGGGCGTCATCAACGGACGCAGGTATTATTACCCTACGTCCGACTACGAATTAGCGGTGAAATTATTCATCGCTAACGGATTCAATAGCATCTGGTCGGTTGACGCGGATGGCAAAAGAAAGTTAATCAAAAGAAAATAACCTTGGGAGCCAAACCATGAAAAAATCAGAACAAATAAACGAATTAGCAACAGCATTAGCAAAAGCGCAGGGGGAAATTCTCCCTGCCGCTAAAGACGGATTGAACCCGCACTTTAAATCCCGCTATGCGGATTTAGCTAGCATTAGCAACGCATGCCGCCCCGCTCTTTCAAAGCACGGGATCGCAACAGTCCAGACTACCGACGAGGAAAATGGTAAGCTGGTATTGCATACCACGCTACTTCACACTAGCGGCCAATGGATGACTTCTACCCTGCCAGTCATATCGGCTAAGCAGGATGCCCAATCTATAGGCTCTGCTTTGACCTATATGCGACGATATGGGCTAGCAGCGATGGTTGGTGTAGTAGCCGACGACGATGACGATGGCGAGCGCGCTATGCCCCGCTATACCAAAAATGACAAGCCGCAAGAAGAGCAGGCCCCTGTTATTTCAAGATCACAAGCCTACGAGCTAGGACAGATCATCGATTCTTGCGACCAAGAATATAAGACGCAGCTATGGGCTAGCTTACAGAAGGCCCCTTTCTCAATCTCTTCACTAGACAAGATGCCAATCGCTCTATACGACCGCGTTAAAACAGCGGCGATCAAGAAGCGAGATGAACATAAAGCGTCTAAGGTTGAAGAGCTTGAGGTGGCGCATGCTTAACATATGCGAAATATATGACGCATTTTTGCAAGAGGGGGAGCCCAACGGGCTCTCCTCCTTGCAGGATCTATGGAATAAAATAATCGAAGAACGCATCAAAGAAGAGGCAGAACATGAGTTGTTTAGTACAAAATAGCGAAGAGTGGTTGGAATGGCGCCGTGGTAAAATAGGCGCTTCGGATGCCCCCGTGATAATGGGCGTCTCGCCTTGGCAAACGGCATATGATCTATGGTGTCAGAAGCTGTCACTTACCACGCCAAGACAAATAAATAGCGCTATGCAGCGTGGCCACGATTTAGAAGAAAAGGCCCGTGCGGTATACGAGCAGAAGACTGGCCTTTTTGTTCTGCCTCAAGTCCGCGAGCACTTCAATATCGAGTTTATGATCGCCAGCTTGGATGGCATAACGATCGACGGCAAGCATGCGGTCGAGATCAAGTGTGCAGGTAAAGAAGATCACAAGAAGGCGGTTGAAGGCGAAGTTCCCGAAAAGTACTACCCCCAGCTTCAACACCAGATCGAGGTGTGCAACCTAAAAGAGATCGATTATTTTTCCTTCGACGGAGAAGATGGCGTCATCGTTAAAGTGCCAAGAAATAGCGTATACATCACTAACCTTAAGCAACTTGAGCGCGAGTTCTGGGAGAACATGCAGAACCTGATGCCGCCCGTTATGACGGAACGCGATTACGTTCAGCGCAACGATGAACTGTGGATGCAAGCGGCTAACGAATGGATGGCGATCCGCAAGCAGGCCAGCGACTTAGAAGACCGCGAACAAGAGCTAAAGGCCGTCTTGATCTCGATGTCACAAGGTAGAAATTCTTGTGGTGGAGGGGTTAAGGTGTCCAAGGTGGTAAAAAAAGGTAGTATAGACTACTCTAAGTTGCCTTCAGACATAGATTTGGAGCAGTTTAGAAAACCAAACATCTCATACTGGCGTTTAACGCATTAACATGGAGGTTAATATGGAATGGGGACAAGTATGGACTATAGTCGGATGCATAGGGGCGATGATCGCTCCTATGTTTGCATTCATGCTCTATATGTTCAACAAATTGGATAGCGATATCAAAGTGATCGCGGCATCTACTTCAGCAGCTAGTGCGGCATCTAATGCAAGAATCGATAAGCTATATCAAATGTTCGTCGATCTTCTGAAAGAACGGAAATAAAATAGCGCGCGGCTAAACATGGAGAAAAAGCCGCGCGCATTTATATTATATGAGGCTGGCGATATTAGTTAGCTTATGCCCTGGCAATATAATCAAATGCTCGGGGCATCCATTCTCGTCAAAACTTTCTGGCTTCATATACCACTGATAGTGATCGGGAACTGCCCTGAATCTATAACAAGAATCTTTTTTAGGACAATCTTTTTCTTGGCACATCGCTACATCAGCCATCGTTCTTCATCTTCAGTAAAATTTCATATTGTATTTTTAACTGCGACTCAAGAAGGTTGTTCTTGAGTCCGCAGATAAAGGATTTAGCGATCGGATCGCCATCTTTTTCTACTATCCCAGCCACATGGTCAACAAATGACTTATGGCAGCTGCAACACCAAGATCCCGTGTCTTGCAATTCTTGTGCCATCTCAATCGCCGTTTTCATTCCTAGCCGCTCCCATAATCAGTTTTTCAATCTCTTTGTTTATGTACCAAGCGGCCTTCATTAAATCTTCTTGCGTGTCGCCTTTTTTACCAGCTCTCAATATATATTTAACTGCATTACCAAGACAGAAATTAAGATCAAATGCCTCGATGACCTCAATTACTTCTAGCCCAACTCCTTGATAATGAGCAGGATGATTCACACTAGACATCTTAGTCGCACCTTCTCATTTTGAACGTAAAAGGATTTGTCTTTTTTTTTCCGCCTCACTAGCATCGCGCAAAATATCATCGACCAATAAGTCCTTCATCTCACGTTGAATACGCGGTGGCATAGCGTTAAAAGAGCCAGTAGTGGGATTATAATTGCCATCTTGTGCATGGGGCCACCAGAATCCCTCATCCTTCAAAGTAATATCGAATGCATCCATCCGCTGTAGTAATTCGGGCCTTACATCGCGAAGGCGCTCATATATCATGTTAAACGTAAAAGGACTAGGCGTTGATCTTCCGTCGCAGTAGCGCCTCGCAAAATGGATTAGATCAATCAGGTCTTCTTCTTCAATCTCGATCATGTATCCCTCTTCAGTTTCTCTTGTATTGCTTCTAAGATCCATCCGTTTTTAGTAAGGCCAATGCGTTCATACAAGATGTCGTCTATCTTGGCCACAATATCCGTCGGTACTCGAAGGCAAAAAAAAGACCATTCTCTTTTACTTTTCTTCTCTGGTGCTGGTGTTGACATGAATTTCCTATGATTATTATATATTTAATATATGGATGTCATATATTTTATGTCAAATCAGGCTCAAAAGGGTCGTCGTTTCTCGTGATGGAATATTCCAAACCGTTCTCGCTCATGAACTTGGCATACCTCTTGACTATAACATCGCAGTAGGCAGGCGATAGTTCAATGCCGAAGCACCGACGTCCCAACTTTTCTGCTGCGATTAGAGTAGTGCCTGATCCAAGGAAGGGATCGAAGACAACATCACTTTCCTTTGAGCTGTTTTTGATCAGATATTCGACGATTGCGACTGGCTTCATAGTCGGATGCTCTTCCGACCTGCTGGGTTTGTCATATTCTAATATGGTGGTCTGCTTCCTGTCGGAATACCAATTGTGCGCTTTGCCCTCTTTCCAGCCATAGAGTATAGGCTCATGCTGCCATTGATAGTCATTGCGCCCCATCACCATGCAGTTTTTTTTCCATATCAGGCACTCTGATAGCTTAAACCCAGCTTCCTTAAATGCTTTTCGGAAATTCAATCCCTCGGAATCGGCATGGAACACGTATATTGATCCGCCAGCTTCCAAGTGCTCAAACATTCCTTTATATGCGTCTAAAATAAACTGAAAGAAATTGCCATCTTCCATTGAATCGTTTTGTATAGTTAATGCTTTTTTTGTTTTACCTACATAAGCCACATTATAAGGCGGATCAGTTACTATGAGGTCAGCTAATTCATTTTCGAATAACTTTTTATGATTTATTGTTTCTGTTGAAGAACCGCAAATCAATCGGTGCTGGCCAAGTGTATAGAGGTCGCCTGCTTTAGTGACCGCATCCTCTTCTTTAGGAGGATCAATGTCTGCATCATCACCGTCTCCATCAGACAAACCTTGATTGAGATCGAGGCCCAATTCTTCAGCACTGAAACCCCATTCGAGCAGGTCGTCCATATCCCATTCGTTCGCCAAGCAGTCCCAATCCCATTCGCCTGTATTTTTATTGAGGCGGATATTGAGTTCATCGACTTGATCGGATGTAAGCGGATCTTTCGGAATCCAGCAATCGATCTCCTTGTACCCGAGATCCTTAAGAACCTTAAGACGTTGATGGCCACCGATGATCGTGCCATCGATATTGCAGATCGGCTTCTCGGCGATGCCGAATTTGGTAAGGGAATCGGTCAGGTTTTTATGCTGCTCTTTTGATAAAGTGCGCGGGTTTTTAGGGTGCTCTTTCAGATCCTTGATCTTGAACTTCTTGATCGTCCACTCCATCTTTGTAACATCCTTCCGCACAGCGGTAAACTATTTCATGAACCCAACATTCATTCAACTCGCTCCATGTCTTTTTCCCAGTCATATATGGTCTTTTCTTATGAAGGAGACAACAATTAAACCACCGTTGGATCTCTGGTGGGAGCGGACTTATTGTCGTTAGCCTGTTTGAGTTCTTGCTCATCTATCATACCCATAATTTCTTGTATCATGGTTGATCGCATTCTATCATCAATGCCATACCACAATCTGTGTTCCCATAGGACGAATACGGTGTCCAGAACCTGTCGAATTGTATCTCTGTCCATTATTTAACAAAATCTTTGTGTGATGTCATCTCAAGGATGGCAGCTCTGAGTTTATCGAACACTTGATCCATATTTTCTTTAGATGCGTAACAATGTCTGGCAATTACGCCTACAGTTGAAGCCAATATAAAATCTTTTATATCATTAATATCCATGTCACATTTTTCAGCCGCTTCTAAAAATAATGGCATGAATTTATCAAATTTATCATTGTGTACGTTTTCCACCCTAGTCTCCCTTTTCTAGTTCAATTTGTTTGTTAAAAAAACAGTCCGAGCAGCGTGCTATAAAAGCATCTGTTCCTATAATGCCCGAAGTGGCTGGCTTGCCACATATGCACATGATTTGTTGGCCATTGGCATCACAAAATTTGGCATTGCTCTCATCCAACCACCTAATTGGCATACCACATCCGAACTCGGCCACGTATTCGCCTTCTTTCATACATAACCTTTAATTTTCTGATTTTAGATATGCGCCCCTTACTGGAGACGTGGAAAATGATATACATTCGGATAGATAAACAGGATCTGGCAATACATATTCCATCGCCTCTATAGCAAAATAATTAGGCAGCCGTTTCCCATTAATGGTTTCGTGTTTCCGATATTCCAAACATAAATCCATCAACTCGGGACATTTTTCTTTGCATACTTCTTCGAAGTGACTTTCTAAAAATGTTGATGCTTGCCAAGCGAATATCATCTGTGCTTTTTCGTCATCTCGCCAATTCTTATTCCTTCGTTCTAATAAAGTGATGGTGTCGTAAAGAGTCAAAATAGTAGGTTCATCAGAAATTTGTACGGTAGCTGCGGAATTTATCAGCATATCCCTAATTAATTGATCTTCCTGTTCTCTCATCTTAGTCCACCTTGTCGTATCTTCTGAATCGCATAGTGTTGCCTATCATGGATAGAATCTGCTCTTTTACGTTCAAGTCTTTTAAATATTGATTGGTCAACTCGATTAGGCAATTCAAATCGGTAGAAAGGCATTCTAGTTTTGACACCTTTCTCATCTTTGATTTGCCCTTCTTTATCCTTCGCCCGCCCATACAACTCCATCAGTCTTGCGTGATCTTCTAGTAATTTTTCTACTCGTTTTGGAAATTTCCTAAACTTTCTGTTGACGATTTTTAATAATAAATAATTTGCAATCTTGAGGATATATTCGGCGTCGTGCCTGAACATCGGAATTGACAGCAGATTAGGATCAATCAGATTAGCAATATCAGGAGCGCAAACTGTTGAAGTTATCATTCATTCCCTCTCAATTTTAGCCATGCATCAATATATTTTTCCGCTTCGATCGGCAATTGATGATACGAAAACCAGTGGATATGGCCATTGGAAATTTTTATTCCAAACTTGACGTCGTCGCCATCAGCCTTGAGATATTCAAGCTGCGGATATAGTCTCTTTACTTCATTAAAAAGCTCACTCTCATCATGCAGGATCGACATGATCGCACTCCTTCGCCTATTAAGTTCCAACCGCAATTCAAACAGTCTTTTTGTTTGTGCTTTATTTAATCCGAGCATGGTTTTTTCTTGAACTCAACATCAAAACTTTTCTCTAATATATCGATGATAGTTTTTGCCACACCGTATTGAGTTAGAAGTGGATAATCATCGAGATTGAAACGGACACCTTCTGGCGTCAACTTCATTATCCAATTTCCGTCGCCGACTGAAAAACAAATTTCCCTTGGCGCAGGTATAGGATTTTCTATTCTAATTTCCATAAAATAATCCTTAAATGTCTGATAATATACGTTATGTTGCTCGGCTCCATACCCCACAAGAGGCATCAAACCCTTTTGTCTTTACAAAGATCCGTGATGCCCCTACACCATATCTTGAACGGTGTGAGTCTTTTCCATTTTTCTTAACAATTCTCATCAGATCTTAATGTTCCAGATATTCTTTTACAATCGGATCTTTGATATTATTTTCTCTAATCACCCGATCGATATCGCCATCACGACATAAAATATGACCGATTGGAAAACCGAGGCCACACTTGTTGCTTTTGCTAGCTACGATCATCCATTTTTGCATTTCGCCTTTCTCATCAGTCGGCACGTCATGATCGCAGACTACCAACACATCCATAGAAATTCCATCCTGCCGATTCATGTCGTAATCAAATTGCATGCAGGCAGGACATAAGATAGTGGGATCTTTAGCTGTCATAGTTTAAAACCAGTTATTTTGTTCCATGGGATTTGACAATCGAAGCACTTTTTGTGCACGTTCATCATCAGAAAGTCCGCATTTTCCAGCGGCTTCTTGCACTTAGGACAGATTGGATCTTGTTTGATGGGTTTTGGCTTATGTTTCATGGCATCCTGCCATATATCAAGATAATGAAGAATGTGATGACCATTAGCAGTCCAACGATCATCCCATCTATGAATTGTTCGGGCACCTGCATGGTATTTCCTTATAAAATGCCACATGTTGGAGTTGCACCAACGTCTCCTACTGGCCGCAGTTTTCGGCGCTATGTCTACTTAGCTAATGTGGCAAACTACCTGCATAGCAACATGTTGGAATTGCACCAACGACCTCTACTAACTGGATGAGATATCTAGAATCAGTGCCAGTCTTCGCGCTCTATCTGCTGAGCTAATGTTGCAAACTGCCTGCCGTGGAGCGACCAGGCGCAGGCGACCTAATAGCAGTTCGGAATGCTGATCGAGCTAAGCATAAATCAGCAAACTAACGGTATGACGCTATCACGAGTACCGAGCCGTTAACGGTGAGGCCATACACGTTCCGCGCTAGGAATTCTTATCAATTAACTGCATTGATTTTGTGAAAAATATTGGCTCTCCACACTTCTTACACGAAACCAATATGCTTCCAACAGGGGCATTTTGTATGTCAACCGTATCATAATCGTCTGCATGAAAACTGAACCATAATCTATATCCAGCCAATCCATTTTCGCACGTGTCCTGTCGGTTTATCTGAAGATGTGTGAGCAACCAAACCAAATCCGTCTCTGTTTGAAGCGACTTAGCCGCGACAAATACCTTAGCAAATTGATCGATAATCTCACGTTCTTTTCCAGCTATCTCGCGAACAGCTTTTTCCAACATTTCATCCATAATATTGCTCACGGTCAATTATACGGTCATTATTCGGCCAAAATGACCGAATAAATAGCGAATGGTGGGATTTGCGCCCACAATCCTCTAGGAGCCTATCAATTCCCCAAGATGCTTTACTAATTAAGCTACAATCGCACGTCTTATTTTTCTTTCTTCATCTTAGGCGCCTTTTTCGTGATCGC